GATGCTTTTAGAGCTGTTGATGAAACTGGGGTGGTGATGATGGAAACATCGTCTAGTGGGTTTACTGAATTAGAAATAGTTGATGGTGTTCAATACAATAAAGGATTAACCAATTCACATTTTTCAACAAGTAAAAACAGAAGAGCCGCAGAACTTGATAACCCATACGTATTAATAATTGAATCACCTATTGATAACATTAGGCAAATTCAAAGCGTATTAGAGTTTGTTATAAAAGGTAATAAATCTTTATTGATAATTGCTGATGTTGATATGCCTGTATTGGCCACTTTAGCAAGGAACAAAGTAAATGGTAGTTTAAAAGTTAATGTTGTTAATGCTCCAACATATGGTGTTGCTAAAAAAGAAACATTAGATGATTTAGCTATGTTAACCGGTGCTACTATTATAAATGAAGACCTTGGAGATGATTTAGATTTAATAGATCCTCAACACCTTGGTTTTTGTATTAAAAGCGTTACAACAGACGAAGAAACTATATTACAAGTAGGTGAGCCTTCTGAAGAAGTAGTTAAAACAATTAAGGATATAAAAGTTAATTTAAAATTAGCTAAGGAACCTTACGAAATAATTAAGCTAGAAAAAAGATTATCTAGATTATCTGCTAAAATAGCAATAGTAAAAGTAGGGGCTAATTCAGAAGTTGAATTAAAAGAAAAGAAAGATAGGGTTGAGGATGCAATATGCGCAACTAAAGCGGCGATTAAAGAAGGTATTGTACCTGGAGGCGGAATTGCCTTATTAAATGCTTCTCAAACTATATATGCCGACACAATAGGGGAGGAAACGCTCCTAGAAGCCATTAAGGCTCCGTTTAAGACTATATTAGATAATGCTGGTATAGAATACAAGGAACCTAAAAAAGGGCTTGGGATTGGCTTAAATGTAATAACTGGTGAAACAGTTAATATGATTAAAGCAGGTATTATAGATCCTTTGCTAGTTACTAAAAGCGCATTAAAGAATGCGGCATCTGTAGCAACAACTATATTATCTACAAATTGTGTAATTAATAACTTACGTATTAATGAAGGCAATAGGTAGTAATTTAATAATACAGAAAGCAAAGTTAGGTACTGTTAAAACCAAAGGTGGTTTAATTCTATCTAAGAACGAAGAACAAGAAATCAGGTATATATTAGCTGATGTAGTTTCAGTAGGTAATGACACTGCTGGAATAAAAGAAGGTGATCACATTTATTATGATCGTCATGCTGGACATAAAATAGAAATTGATAAAGAAATTTATCACGTTATAAAACTACAGGATGTAGTTGTTGTTCTATGAAAAGGCTAGAAGCGGGAGAAGTTAGAGAACTAAACTTGCTAAAACATTATCGAGTAATAAGACAATGGGCCTGTAGGAACAATAACTTAAAAGACGCGGATTTAGAATTACTGATCTACTTTGATTGTATGAATTTTTTTACCAAACAAGATTATAAGATCGGTACGTATGCTTACAGTTGGGACAATAAACGCTGGAACAGATTATTGATAGAGGGTTGGATTACGGTTTGGAGAAAAAGAAACCATACAACTCAAAAATATCATATTTATAAAGTTTCATTTAAGTGTAGACAACTAATAAGTAGAATGTATCGTATTATGCTTGGGGAAGAAGATATACCAACAAGCCAAAGAAGGAATAGTATAATGTTAGGCAAAACGTATATGGACAAAGTACTTCAAACATCAATAAATAACGTAAACAAAGATAAAGAACGATAATATGGTAAATCCAAATGAACAGATGGTGGATCCTATGACTGGTATGCCTATGCAGACCACTATGATCCCTCCAGCCCCTAGCAATACACTTGGGCAAGCACAACCGGTTTTTAACGACAGTGTTCAAACAGCAGCGCAGTCTATTTACGGAGACGTACAACAAAGGCAAACGTCAGTAGGTGACAGAGCCCCTTTATTCCCATTATAATGTTAAAAATAATAGAAGATACTATGAAAAATAAAAAAGTAGGTGAAGTAGGATCCAACGCTATTTGGGACGGGCCTTTAGATACCACCGGTTTTCCAATGGGTAAAGGATCCAGTAGCGGAAAAGACGGAATGAAAATAAAGCAAGATAATGCAGTTTATACTGCAGGGCCTATTACGTCTAAAACTTATGCCAAGGGAAATGGCAGGGGCTGATATTAAGCTTTACGCAATAAACGCTATATCTTTGGCAGTATCTATGACAAACATTGAACCTGTATTGAAAATATTGTTATTAATGGTTACTATTGGTTATACTGTTAATAAGTGGTATCATTTAAAAAATAAGAAATGATAAGTAAGCATGTTTCTGATAAAGAAAGTGTTTATTCAGCAACTGCCCTAAGATTAGGTATAGAAAACACCCCGACAAAATCGGATTTAGTTAATATGCAAATTATTGCTGAAACTGTTTTTGAACCTTTAAGAAAATGGGTCGGTGGTGCTATAAAAATTAATTCTTTTTTTAGAAGCGTTGCTTTAAATATTGCTATTGGTGGAAGTTCTAAATCGCAGCATTGTCAAGGATGTGCAATAGACCTTGATGATACGTTTGGTTTCAAGTCAAACGCTCAAATGTTCGATTACATTAAAAACAATTTAGACTTTGATCAGTTAATATGGGAATACGGTAGTGAAAAGAACCCTGATTGGGTTCACGTTAGTTATGTGTCGGCTCAAAAAAACAGGAAAAAAGTAATGCAAGCTTATATATTAAACCGAAAAACCGCATATAAATTAATATAATGGCATACATACAACCAGACTCTCCGCTTATGAAAATGTCTTCTAACGAAAAGAAGGCAGGTATGACTACAGCTGAAAAAGCTAAATACAAAAGAGAAACAGGGGGCACTCTTAAAAGCCCACAACCAGAAGGAGGATCTAGGAAAAAGTCTTATTGTGCTAGATCTGCGGGTATTAAAAAGTGCAAAAATCCAGACGAAAAAGGCATGTGTCCAAATGATTATTCCAGAAGAAAATGGAAGTGTGGTAAAAAATAAATAAATAAATAAATAATATTATGGCAAAAATTAGTAAAAAAACAGCTTACGACGTTAAAGAAGCAAGCAATCAATCATTAACAGCGTCTGCTAGAAATAACTACGCTAAAGACGCTCAAGCAGGAATGAAAGACGATAGTCCTATGTCTATGTACGGTAAATCTCCAATGTCTATGGACGGAAAATCAAAGTCCCCTATGGCTATGAAAGGATCTTGGATGAGTAAGCACTGCTCAAAGTAATGGAATCCAAAGGTTTAGGCGACCCTATAGAAAAGATAACTACAGCCACTGGTATTAAATCAGTGGTTGATAAAGTATCAGAGGGTCTCAATATTCCTTGTGGTTGCCAAAAAAGAAGCTTTAAATAATATGTTTCCTTATAATGGCGTTTAAACTAAATAACCCGCCGTATTACATTGACAATACACCTATATATAATGTTGACTTAGGAAACGAAGTATTAGGTAAAGCCGATAGGAATGGTAGTATACTTATAAATAAAAATATTACTAATGAAAAGCAAAGGCAAGATGTAATTAACCACGAAAAAGTTCATTTAGATCAAATGAAACGCGGGGATTTAGATTATAACGATAGCGCCGTTTTTTGGAAAGGTAAAAAATATTCAAGGGCAAAAATGGAAGAAGGCGCTAAAAACCTTCCTTGGGAAAAAGAAGCCTATAGCAAATCTAAATAAAATGAAAAACAAAAAACCTTTTAAAGAAACTGGATTAGGCAAGTTTTTACTAGGAACAGGTTCATCTATTGTAAACACTATAGGTGATGTTCTGCCGGATAAGGGGATTTTAGGTATAGTAAAGAATCTTATAGACAAAGATCCAGATTTATCTGATGGTCAAAAAGCAGAGGCTCACGACAGACTAGTAGAATTATACAGGCTAGAAGTTGAGGATAGGGACTCCGCTAGGAAAAGAGAGGTTGGTCTTAGGAAGTACGGGACGGACTGGATGTTTAATATGACCGGTATTGTAGGTTTAACCGCTTTTGCCTTTCTAGTTTATACAGTAGTTACTACAGAAGTACCTGAATCTAATAAAGAAATTTTCATACATTTACTAGGTATAGTTGAAGGTGTGGCATTAAGTATATTTGGTTATTACTTCGGTTCTGCCATAAAAGACAATAAATAATTATTAATTAAATCAAATAAAATGAAAAAAGTAAAAACGATTACAGAAGACCAATTAGTTAAAATTCAGGGACAACAAAAAGATTTATCGAATCTATTGAAGGACATTGGATTTGTAGAAGTACAGAAGCACGGTTTATTACACAAACAGGCTGGCCTTAATCAAGAGATAGAGGACTTCAAAGCGGAATTGGAAAGCACATACGGGGCTATCACTATTGACATAGAAACTGGGTCGTATACCGAAATTAAAAAGGAAAAAGAGTAATATGTCTTCTGTTATAAGAAAAATAAGTATAGGTTCAGACTATAAAAACGAAGCAATGCACTACGCTGTAGGACAAAACGTTTATGGCGGTCACGAAATAGCTTATATTCTATTTGAAGAAAAAGATAACTCTTATAACATTCATATAAAGAAAAACAACGAGGTAATGCCATGGAAGAAATTCAACTCTAACATGGCAATATCGGTTGAGTATGATCTTGAATATTAATGAAGAGTGTTTTTGATTTTATAATAAAGCCAGTTGGTGGTCGTTATGATAATGAAAAAAAGATAGGAGATAAAACCCTTATTACAAATACATCAATAGAAAGTTTTAAATCTGTAAATAACCTTGCTGAAGTGGTAGAAGTACCTTTGGCGTTTAATACGGATATAAAAAAGGGTGATATAATAGTGATACATCATAATGTATTTAGGAGGTTTTATAATATGAAAGGCGAGCAAAAGGATAGCAGATCAATGTTTATTGATGGATTGTACTTCTGCGCTTTAGACCAGATATATTTATACGGAAAATCAGGTAGTTGGAATACAATTAACAACCGGTGCTTTATCGCCCCTATAAAAAATAAAGATAGCTTATCGCTTGAAAAAGAGCAAAAGCTTATTGGTATACTAGAATACGGTAATAGTTCATTAGAAGCGCTAGGAATCAATCCTGGAGCATTAGTAGGTTACACGCCGGGTAGTGAGTTCGAGTTTGTAATAGACGGGCATAAATTGTATTGTATGAAATCAAATGATATCGTAATTAAATATGGATCCAAAGGAAACGAGGAAAAAAATAATCCTAGCTGGGCACAAAGCAGTTGAGGAATTAATAAAAGTGGCTAGGGAAGCTATTGTAGATTCAGATGATGACCTTACCGCTGATAAGCTAAAGAACGCTGCTGCCACTAAAAAGTTAGCAGTATTCGATGCTTTTGAGATTCTTGAAAGAATTGAAAACGAACAAGCAATGCTGGATTCGTCATTGACGGTATCTAAAGGGGTTGCTTTTAAAGGCTTTGCAGAGGGAAGATCTAAATAATGTATACTCAAAATTTATACTCTATATTAGATAACTACATAAGACCAGCGGTTATTAAAAGTAATAATAGGCACAAGAAGTGGGTATATGGCTACAATAAAGAATATGATGTTGTTATTATTAGTAAGAGTGGTGAAATTGGCGAGGTGTATGAAATACAGGGCTTAAAAGTAGCTCTACCACTAATAAAAGACTGCTATAAAAGAAGTAAAGACAAATCAGAACAGTATTGGGAAAAGTCTTTAATACCATCAGAAATAGATAAAATAAAAAGCGTTAATGAATGGAATAAATACCCAGATGCTTTTAAAAATAGGTTTTATGATTATATCGACGGAGAGTTTAAATGCAGGGATGAGGGGTTTTCGTTTTATAACGATGGCGCTGAAACTTATATTACTGGCTCTCATTATGTCTACCTGCAGTGGACTAAGATTGACGTTGGTGCCGCCGATTATAGAGAGGCAAATAGAATATTCTTTTATTTCTGGGAAGCTTGCAAGGCAGACTATAGATCTTATGGAATGTGCTACCTTAAGAACAGACGTTCTGGATTTTCATTTATGGCTTCAGCAGAGACCGTTAACCAGGCCACAATATCTAAAGATTCAAGATTTGGTATTTTATCAAAGACTGGAGCAGATGCAAAGAAGATGTTTACAGACAAGGTGGTACCCATCAGTCTTAATTACCCATTCTTCTTTAAACCCACCCAGGACGGTATGGAAAGACCAAAGACCGAACTATCGTACAAGATACCGTCAAGAAGGCTCACTAGGAACTCGATTAAAGAATCCTCTAAAATAGACGACTTCGGAGAGGGACTTGATACCACGATTGACTGGAAAAACACAGGGGACAACTCTTATGATGGGGAGAAACTACAGCTCCTCGTTCACGACGAATGCTACCACCCGGATACGACAATACTAAATGCCGATATGCAATTCACAGCCATATCGGATCTGAATGTTGGTGATAAGGTGATGGTTGAGGGGGGAATGGTAAAAACAATTAAGAAGCGTGTAAACGGTACGACGGAGTCATATTTAATAAACCAACCCTATGGTAATGATTACATTGTCACTGAAAATCATAGATTAGTTATAAGAGACAATTATGGTTCTCGCGGGAATAAAGAATATATTTATACCGCTAAAGAATATTTTAATTTTTCAGAGGAACATAAAAGGCACACGACTAGGGTTACATCAAAAGGTATTCAAGCAGAGGACAAATTTGATGGGATACCCCCTTATTTGCTAGGGTTATGGCTAGGAGATGGTAGAAAAAATGGAATGACTATAATAGTAAATGTGGATGAAGAACCAGAAATATTGCAATACTTAATAGAGTTAGCAGAAATGATGGGTGTTAAGTTTGGTGTTATGCATAGAAAAGAATGCACTCCTTATGTTGTAGAGTTTTCATTTTTGGGGTCTACAGCGGAACTTAAAAAAATAGGCGTTTATAAAAACAAACACATACCGGAACAATACTTGACGTCTTCAATAGAAACTAGGCTGCAAATATTGGCTGGATTAGTTGACACAGACGGCCACTCGGATAAAAATAAGGGCTGTATTGAGTTTGGAATGAGTGATAAAAACCTGATAGAGCAAATACATTTTTTAGCTTTATCTTGTGGACTATCCGCTTCTAGTGTAAGTCATAGGTTATCAAATTACAACACCAATTCGTATCGTGTTAATATATCAGGAGATTTGAGTTCTATACCAATCTTAACAAACAAGAAGAGTTTCCAAGGATATAAGCCTGTTACCACAGGTAGAAGAAACAAAATAGAAATAAAATACGTAGGTAAAAATGATTACGTAGGCATACAATTAGACGCTGATAATGACGAGGAGCGTAAACTGATATTATCGGATTTTACATTATCCATGAACTCAGGTAAATGGGAAAGGCCGGACAATATTACGAACAACTGGAGGGTCACGAAAACGTGTCTTAGACTTGGATCAAGAATAGTAGGTAAATGTATGATGGGATCAACGTCCAACGCTTTGGCGAAAGGCGGGGAAAACTTTAAAAAACTATATGAACATTCTGACGTACAAAAAAGAAACCGCAATGGACAGACTAGCTCAGGATTATATTCTTTGTTCGTACCTATGGAATGGAATTACGAGGGATTCATTGATAAATATGGAATACCTGTATTCAACACTCCAAAAACCCCGGCTATAGGGCCTGATGGTGGACTAATAGATATAGGTGTAATAGAATACTGGGAGAATGAAGTTGGGGGTCTTAAAAATGACCAAGATGGTCTTAATGAATACTACAGACAGTTTCCTAGAACAACACAGCACGCATTTAGAGATGAAGCGAAACAATCGCTTTTTAATCTAACTAAAATATACCAGCAAATAGATTACAACGAAGACCTTAGAAATACAGCTATTGTAACTACAGGGAGTTTTGCATGGGAGAATGGGGTACAAGACTCTATAGTTGTTTTTAACCCTCATAAGGACGGAAGGTTTAAAATAACTTGGGTTCCGCCTAAAGATATGCAAAACCGGGTAATAATAAAGAATGGCATGAAGCATCCTGGTAATGAACACTGCGGAGCGTTTGGGTGTGATAGTTATGACATATCAGGTACTGTGGATCAAAGAGGTTCTAATGGTGCTCTATCTGGATTAACTAAGTTTTCTATGGAAGATGTGCCACCAAACCATTTCTTTTTAGAATACATAGCCAGACCACAAACAGCGGAGATATTCTTTGAAGATGTTTTAATGGCTTGTGTTTTTTACGGAATGCCAATATTAGCCGAGAATAACAAACCTAGATTATTATACCATTTTAAAAGAAGAGGCTATAGAGGTTTTTCAATTAATAGACCCGACAAAATTTGGAATAAGTTATCTGTAACAGAAAAGGAAATTGGAGGTATACCAAACTCCAGCGAAGATATAAAGCAAGCACACGCCGCCGCAATTGAATCTTATATTGAAACATACGTAGGATTATCCGATACTGGATATGGAGATATGTATTTTCAAAGGACGCTAGAAGATTGGGCAAGGTTCAATATAAATAATAGAACTAGTCATGATGCTTCCATTAGTTCAGGGTTAGCATTAATGGCGTGTAATAAACAAAGGTATGCACCAGCTAATAGAATAGAAATACAACCTATTAATATGGGCATTAAAAAATACAACAACGATGGTAGTACCTCAAAAATTATAATATAAATGAACGTATATACAAATACTAATAGTTCTTTTCCAAGTCAAGTCGTTAGCGATGGAGAAAAAGCATCCGCAGAGTATGGTATTCAAGTAGCTAGGGCCATTGAAAGAGAATGGTTTGATCAGGGGAGAACTAATAATAATAGGTACCAAACTAATTATAATAACTTCCATCAATTAAGGTTATATACCAGGGGCGAGCAATCAATACAAAAGTACAAGGACGAATTATCAATAAATGGTGATTTATCTTATCTTAATTTAGACTGGAAGCCTGTACCTGTTATATCTAAGTTTGTAGACATCGTAGTGAATGGCATGTCTCAAAAGTCATATGACATAAAAGCTTTTTCACAAGATCCTGAATCTTTAAAGAAAAGAACAGATTATGCTTTATCTGTAATGCGTGATATGTATACGCAAGATTTGATAGCTAAAGCTAATCAAATAACCGGTGCAGACTTCTCGAACTCTCCTTTGAGCGCAGAGGAGTTGCCGGAAACAAGGGAAGAACTTGAATTACATATGCAACTTAGTTATAAGCAATCTGTTGAGATAGCTGAAGAAGAAGCTATAAACAATGTCCTTGCTGCTAATAAATATGATCTAGTAAGAAGAAGATTAAATCATGATTTAGTAGTATTAGGTATAAGTTGCGTTAAAACAAGTTTTAATAAATCTGAAGGTATTGTAGTTGACTATGTCGACCCCGCCTACTTGGTTTATTCTTACACAGAAGATCCTAATTTCGAAGACATATACTATGTTGGTGAAGTGAAAGCAATCACAATACCTGAGTTAAAGAAACAATTCCCAGATATATCTGATGAGGAGCTACTGAATATACAGAATATGCCCGGAAATAACAATTATGTTACTGGATGGGGAAGTTTTGATGAAAACACGGTGCAGGTTCTATTCTTTGAATATAAGACTTATTCGAACCAGGTATTTAAAATAAAACAAACTGAGTTTGGTTTAGAGAAGGTAATACAAAAAGACGATAGTTTTAATCCTCCTGAAAGCGACAATTTTAATAAAGTATCTAGAACCATAGAGGTTTTATATAGCGGGGCTAAGGTATTGGGTAATAACACTATGTTAGAGTGGCAGATGGCTGAGAATATGACAAGACCATATGCTGATACCACAAAAGTTAAAATGAACTACACTATTACTGCCCCTAGAATGTATAAAGGCAGGATTGAAAGCTTAGTTAGCAAGGTAACCGGGTTTGCAGATATGATTCAGCTTACGCACCTTAAACTACAACAAGTTATGTCTAGAATAGTTCCTGATGGGGTGTTCTTAGATATGGACGGATTAGCGGAGGTTGATCTTGGGAATGGCACAAATTATAACCCAGCGGAAGCATTGAATATGTATTTCCAAACAGGTAGCGTTGTTGGTAGATCATTAACGCAAGATGGTGAGATGAACCGCGGTAAAATACCAGTTCAAGAATTATCTTCATCTTCTGGTCAAGCTAAAATAGGCTCTTTAATAAATACGTACAATTATTATTTACAAATGATAAGAGACGTAACTGGATTAAACGAAGCTAGAGATGGAAGTAACCCAGATAAAGATGCTTTACTAGGATTACAAAAAATGGCAGCTAACCAATCGAATGTAGCAACTCGCCACATATTACAAGCTAGTTTATACCTAACACTTAAGACATGCGAAAATATATCTCTTAGAATAGCGGATGTATTGAACTTCCCATTGACATCTAATGCACTATCAAATAGTATATCCACATTTAATGTAGAGACTTTAAAAGAGATACAAAACTTAAACCTACACGATTTTGGCATATACTTAGAATTAGAGCCGGATGACGAAGAAAAAGCACAGTTAGAACAAAACATTCAAATTGCTTTGCAATCTGGGGGTATAGATTTAGAAGATGCAATAGACATTAGACAAATAAAGAATTTAAAATTAGCTAATCAGCTTATTAAATTAAGAAGAAAACGCAAGCAAGCAGCAGTGGAGGCCGCCCAAATAGCTAATATAAATGCACAAGCAGAGGCTAACTCAAGAACAGCTGAAGCTGCAGCAATGTTTGAAGTTCAAAAACAACAAGCGTTAACCGCTGAGAAAGTTAGCATTGAACAAGCTAAGTCACAATTTGAAATGACAAGAATGCAAACAGAGGCTCAAATTAAGAAAGAGTTAATGGCCGAGGAATTTGGTTATCAAATGCAACTAGCTCAAGTTAGGGCTAATGCGGAAATAACTAAAGAAGCGGAAACAGAAGACAGGAAAGATAAAAGAGTAAAAATACAAGGTACTCAGCAATCAGAGTTAATAGATCAAAGAAAAAATGATTTATTACCTAAAAACTTTGAGTCTCAAGGTAATGACTCACTAGGCGGGTTTAACTTAGAGCAATTTTCGCCTAGATAATACCTATTAATTAATTTTATATTATTATATCATGTCAGAAGTAGTACAACAAGAAGGGGACTTCAAAATTAAAAAAAAGAAGCCCGCAATGAAGAAACTAGGTAACAATAAAGAAATTACCAAGGTGGATTTAACGCCTAAAAAAGAAGTAGAAGAAATTACCAAAGTGGTAATTGAACAACCAAATGAAATAGTTCAAGAGATTACAAAAGAGGAGCCAGCAGCTGCGGAAGAAGTTGTAACGCCAGAAGATGTAGTCGTTATCCAAGAGATAACAGATAAAGAAGAATTAGTTCAATACTTGGTTGATGAAGCAGAGCAAGTTATAGAGGAACAAGCAATAACAGGCAAACCCCTACCGGAGAACATAGAGAAATTAGTTTCTTTTATGGAAGAGACCGGGGGTTCTGTTGAAGATTATGTTAGGTTGAATGCTGATTATACAAATGTAGACAGCAATACCTTACTTAAAGAATATTATAAAAAAACAAGACCACATTTAGATAACGAAGAAATAGCTTTCTTAATGGAAGATTCTTTTAGTTACGACGACGAGGTCGACGAAGAGCGAGATATAAGAAAAAGAAAACTCGCCTTTAAAGAAGAAGTTGCAAAAGCCAAAGGTTATTTGGAAAATCTAAAGAGTGAATACTACCAGGAAATCAAGTTGAGGCCTGGTGTTACTCAAGAGCAAACCAAAGCTACTGACTTTTTCAACCGATATAACGAAGAGCAAGGCGTAGCCGCCAAACAACACGAGAAGTTTAAAGCTGATACTAGCAAACTTTTTTCCGATGATTTCAAAGGTTTTGATATTTCTGTAGGTGAGAAGAAATTTAGGTATGGCATTCAAAATGTTGAAAAAGTGGCAGAGAGTCAATCGAACATTAACAACCTAATTAAGAAGTTCTTAAATGATAAAGGGGATGTTATAGACACGAAAGGCTATCACAAAGCTATGTATGCTGCTGAAAACATTGACAAGATAGCATCTCACTTTTATGAGCAAGGGAAATCCGATGCCGTAAGAGAAGTTGTTAGTAATTCAAAAAACCCTAGTGATCAAGTAAGGTCTACACCTGAAAGTAATGCTTTTGTTAATGGATTAAAAGTCAAATCAATCAGTAGTCTTGATTCTTCAAAACTTAGAATACAAACAAAAAAATTTAACAATTAAAACATTTAACTATGGCAGCAGTAGCACCCGTTTACGGGTCAATTAAGCCCTCACAGAAGCAACAGGCTCTTGAGAGCAACTATTTAAACTTTGCAGACGGATCAGGAAATGATTTCGCACAACAATACTTACCAGAAATCTATGAGGCTGAAGTAGAGCGTTATGGAAACAGAACTCTATCAGGCTTTTTAAGAATGGTAGGAGCAGAAATGCCAATGACTTCAGATCAGGTTATCTGGTCAGAGCAGAACAGATTACATATTGCTTACAATACTGTATCTAAGGCAACTGCAACAACTTTAACTTTTGCATTAAATGCAACAGCGGGACCAAACTTTGTAGCTAACGTTATCTCTAAGCACCAGACTCTAGTAGTTATGGACGGAGCAACAGGAGCTGAACTTAAGGTTTTTGTTACTAACAGTGTTAATACCTCACCTACTTTGGCTACTATTACAGTTAAGCCTTATACAGTTGCTGATATGACTACATTAAGTGCAACAGCTGGAGCTCTTAAGATCTTTGTTTATGGTTCTGAATACAAAAAAGGAACTACAGATGCGGATATCAAATCTGTAACGCCTTCTTTCACACAATTCAATAACTCTCCAATCATTATAAAAGAGAAGTATGCTATCTCAGGATCAGATACTGCTCAAATTGGTTGGGTTGAAGTTGCTACTGAAGAGGGAACATCTGGATTCTTATGGTATCTAAAAGCTGAATCTGAAACTCGTTTACGTTTTGAGGACTACTTGGAAATGTCAGTTGTTGAAGGAGAACTAGTTTCTGGTACTTCTACACTTGCAGACGATGGAATCAAAGGAACTCAAGGTTTATTTGCAGCTGTTAAATCAAGAGGTAACGTACTAAACAACTTTAGTGCTGGGGCCGCTGGTTTAGCTGAATTTGATGGAATTCTTAAGAACTTGGATACTCAAGGGGCTATTGAAGAGAACATGTTATTCTTAAACAGAGACACATCTTTAAGATTCGACGATATGCTTGCTAGCATCTCCGCTGGAGCTAATGGTGGAACTGCTTACGGATTATTCGAGAATTCTTCTGAAATGGCATTAAATTTAGGTTTCTCTGGATTCAGAAGAGGTTCTTATGACTTCTACAAGACTGACTGGAAATACTTAAACGACGCTTCTACACGTGGTGGAGTTACTGTATCTGGGATTGATGGTGTTTTAGTTCCTGCTGGAACTTCTACAGTTTACGATCAAGTTTTAGGAACAAATATCCGTAGACCATTCTTACATGTTCGTTACAGAGCTTCTCAAGCTGACGACAGAAGAATGAAATCTTGGATCACTGGTTCTGTAGGTGGAGCTTACACTTCTGATCTTGATGCAATGGAGGTACACTTCCTTTCTGAAAGATGTCTTGTAGTTCAAGCGGCTAACAACTTCGTATTGTTTACTGCATCTGCATAATTTAACTTTATAATTATTACCCCTGTTGTAAAGACGGGGGTAATTTTTATTTTTATTTACTTATTTAATTTTATTATATTATGGCTAAAACAAGCACAGCTTCTGTAAAAGAAGTATTTGAAGAAGAAGTAGTAACTATTGTTGCTGAAAAGAAAGAAAAAACCCCAGCAAAACAGGATTGGGAAATAAAAGATAGAACGTATTATTTAACAGGAGCCCATAGCCCTTTAACATATACGATGGCCGCCAGGCACACTGCTAGATTCCCATTATTATGGTTTAATACAAAAACTGGCGAACAAAAAGAAATTAGGTATGCAACTAATCAAAACTCCCCATTTGTAGATGAGCAAAAAGGAGAGTCAACATTAGGGCATATCATATTCCACAATGGAACATTAACGGTTCCAAAAGAAAAGCAAAACTTGCAAAAGTTGTTATCACTATATCACCCAGATGCTAATAAGACATATGCGGAATTTGACGCAGTGGCAGAAGCAACTGATGATTTGGATGACTTAATGTTAGAAGCGGAAGCAACAAACTACGCTATAAACATGGATGTTGACCAAGGAGAAGCTATATTAAGAGTTGAACTTGGATCTGGTGTTTCTACAATGAGCTCTAAGGCGATTAAAAGAGATCTTATATTGTTTGCCAAGAGAAATCCTTCATTGTTTATGGATTTAGCAAATGATGAGAACGTACAGCTTAGGAATATTGCAATAAAAGCCTCAGAAGATGGCATTATAAAATTATCACAGGACCAAAGAACATTTATGTGGGGTACTAACGATAAAAAACTAATGACAGTTCCTTTTGATGAGAATCCTTACTCTGCTATGGCTGCATATTTCAAGACCGACGAAGGTGTTGAGGTGTTCAAGTCTATAGAGAAAAAAATGAAATAATACGTAATATTAATATAAGGGGTAATTAAGTTTGCCCCTATATTATAATAAAAATTAAAATGGCAATAAACGTAGATAGAGTTTACAAAACGGTTTTGTTGATACTAAACAAAGAGCAGAGAGGTTATGTAACACCTGACGAGTTTAATAAGATAGGCACGCAAGTTCAACTAGAAATATTTGAAAGGTACTTTGAAGACTTAAACCAACAGCTACGTGTACCACAAGTTGATAGCGAATATGCTAACAGACAAAAAAACATAGATAATAATATCTCCATTTTCAAAACAATTGGGGATTCAACATATAATGCTGGCGGCTATTTTATGCCTCCTAGCGATCTTCATAGGATTGGCACTGTTATATACAAGGATGAAATGGAAATTCAAAGAGTTCAAAGAAACGAACTATTGAATATTAATATGTCTCCTTTAACAAAGCCCACTACAACGTATCCTATCTATACTTACGAGGACGGATCTACTACAACTTTGCCTCGTATATATGTATACCCAAAAACTATAACAACCCCTTCTGATGTAACTATTTCTTATATTAGAAAGCCTGCAAATGTTGTATGGGCATACCAGCAATTAGGTGGTGGAACTTGGACATCTGGTCCATATATATACAATTCAGCTACTTCTGTACAATTCGAACTAGACGACACAGAACAAACTACTGTTATAACTAACGTATTACTTTATATGGGTATAATTATAAAGGACCCTCAAATAATCCAAGTGGCTGCTCAACAAGCACAAGCTCAGGAGGTAAATCAAAAAAGTTAATAGATTATGTCTAGACCAAATAACGGTTTAATAACCGAAACAAATAGTCAATACTACGCTGGTTCACAGAGTTTTACAACAGGGGCGGGGCAAGTCGCTTTTGCTTCTACGTTTAACACGGATTTAGTATTTGGCAATTATAACCCTAATACTACTGATTACGGTTTAAACAACTTTGTATTATACTTTAGTAATAATGGTTATCCTGGAACATTTACAGAATATGTATCTGCCTATACAGTTGCCGATAACATAATAACATTGGGGGTTGCATTGGCTACTCAGAGTTATTTGGTTATACAAATGAAAACTGAAGACGGTGGCGTTTATGGAGATCAAAATGCTTATGGTAATACCGTAGAGAATAACTATGGTGGTTATGAATACATAACCTTAAATGATATAATCAATAACTTCTTAGTAGCCTATGTTGGAGCCGGAAAACTAATACAAGATGTCAAAAGGACAGATGTAATGTTCCACGCTAAAAGAGGTTTACAAGAATTTAGCTATGATACTCTTAAAAGTATTAAAGCGGCAGAGTTAACAATTCCCCCTAGTTTAAGTTTGCCATTGCCACAAGACTATGTTAACTATGTTAAAGTTTCATGGATTGACAACTTGGGCGTTAAACACCAAATATTACCTACGCAATTAACTA